CGCCGGGTGAAAATGGCAAACCAATCCGGGTTCCGGTCGGTCCGCGCGCGGTGTTGTTCGCGCCGCCGGATGCAAATGGCAATCATGGCGAGTGGAAATCCATCGAACCAAGTTCGGAATCGCTGAGGACGTTGATCCAGGAACTCGAGGCGACGCAAAAGAACATTCGCGATCTCGGCATGGCGCCGATGACACAGACGAACCTCACCGTGATCACGACGGCCAACGTCGCGATGAAAGCGCAATCGCAATTGCAGGCATGGGCGCTTGCGCTCAAGGACGCGCTCGAGCAGGCGTTCATCTACACCGCGATGTGGCTCAACATCGACGCACAAGATCCTGAAGTGGACATTTATACCGACTTCGGTGTTGAGCTCGGCGACGATACCGACATCACGAACGTGCTGAAATGCCATGAGGACGGATTGCTGAGCAAGCAGAGCTCCCTGGAAGAACTCAAGCGCCGCAGCTTCCTGTCTGAAAATCTCGATGTAGACGAGGAAAAGAAACGCCTCGCCGAAGATCAAGCGACGGCGATCGCCGCTGCAGTGCAGGCTATCGATCCAGTGACGGGCCAGCCTGTTTTGCCGAGTCAAGATGCTGGCCGGCAACCGATGGTGATGAAGCCAAAGCCGGCGGCAGCGCCAGTAAAACCAGCACCGCGGGCTCCCGCAAACTGAAACCGAACCGCCGAATCAAGGAGTTGTACATGGCTAACCCTGGCCTCAAAATTCAAGGCAAATCCGCGAACCATGGTGACAATAGAAAGCCTGGAAAGAACAATCATGCTCCACCCAAGCTGCAGATCCAGGCCTCGTCCGCAAATTATGCGGGCAAGCAGGTAAGCGGAAAAAGAACGCCTTCTCCGCCCGCAAAACCCTATCCTGCCGCAACGAGAAACGCACCCAGGCCGTCCCGAAAAATCGCGCTCCCGAACAAGGTAAGTTAATTCTAAAGACGAATTAACAGGAGGCTTAACCCATGAGTTTCAAAACAGTTCAAGCGAAAATCGCCAGGAAAGAAGGCGTCAGCAAAAAAGCCGCCGGTGCTATCCTCGCTAATGCATCTCGAAAGGCCTCACCGGCAGCCAAGAGACGCAATCCCAACCTGAGAAAGGTTAAGGGGAAATAGACCCGCCAATCGGCGGGTTTTTTAATGCTCAAAGTCTGGATGGACTTGGGCGCAAGCGGTCGGATGACCGGAAGGACGGAAAATGCCCATCAAATTCAAGGCCGTCGAAATAGACGGGAAAAAATATGCGGAACTTCAAGACGATTCCATCGTCATGCTGGACGACGACGGGACCGAGATAAAATATGCGGAAAGTGTCATCAGCAGGTTGAGCACAGAAGCCAAGGGTCACCGCAAGCGCGCCGAGGCCGCAGAGCTGAAAGCGCAAGAGATCGACGGAAGGCTTAAACTTTTCGAAGGGATCGAAGACCCGGAAGCGGCCCGCAAGGCGATTGAATTCCAAAAGAACGTAAGTGATGGGCAATATATCGCAGCGGGCAAGGCCGAGGAGATGAAGGCTGGGTTGACGCGGACGTTTGACGAAAAATATGCCGCGAGTATCAAGGCCAACGCCCAGCGTGTGAAGGAACTCGAGGAAAAGCTTGCTGATGTTTCTGGCCGCTATGATCAGGAAGTGGTCGGCAACGCTTTCGCCAATTCGAAGTACATTCGAGAAAAGACAGCAGTGCCACTCAAGATGCTCCTCAAAACATTCGAGGGCCAATTCAAAAACGAGGGCGGCACAATCGTCGCCAGACATGCGGATGGTCAGCCAATCATGGCGGCAACTGGTGAAGTGGCTGCCTTTGACGAGGCGATTCAGCGGATCATCGAGGCTTTCCCCGATAGGGAGATGATCCTCAAGGGCGCGAACAATTCCGGTTCCGGCGCGCGTTCATCAAATGGCGTTGGCGGTGCCGGCGGCAGGACCATGCGAGCATCGGAGTTCCGCGCCTTGCCGCTGCCGCAGCAGGCCCGCCTTATGAGTTCAAAAGACGCGCCGCAATTGATTGACGAATAAAGCGCGGCGCCGCCACAGCGTATTGACGCACTCGAGCTGGTTTTCCGAACTCGACAATATGAGGCGCGACAGCCAAATAGTCTGCCTGTTTTTGGCTGAAGCAATAGGCAATTGGCGTCCAGTTGACGCCGCCTTGGTCAATCTCAACGATCCAGAGTTTTTTCATCGTTAATCCTCGGACTAAACCTTAAGCACCGCGCGGATGCGCGTGCATTAGGTCGCTAATTGGACTGCAAGCCGACGCCCTGGATGGGGATCGGTGCTCGGGGCCGGATGGCTCAATCCCCTGAACATCAATCACCCATGAAAGGGCTATAGCCATGGCCAATACACTAACCGGCCTGGTAGCGCCGGTCTACGAAGCGCTTAATAGCGTCAGTCGGGAATTTATCGGCTTCGTTCCGCAGGTCAATGTCGACAACGGCAATTTTGCCAGCGCAGCGCTTAACCAAACCGTGACCTCATTCGTGGTGCCGAGCCTGACTCCAGTCTCCATCGTTCCCGGTGTAACTGCGCCGTCCGATGGCGATGAGGTTCTCACCTCGATCAATATGACTATCAGCAAGGCACAGACGGTCAACATCCGCTGGAATGGTGAGGAGCAATTGTCGGTTAACAACAACGGTCCGACGTTCGGGCCGATTGTTCGCCAGCAATTCCAGCAGGCGTTCCGCGCGCTGGTCAACCAAGTCGAAGTCGACCTGGCTCTGTGCGCAGTTCAGAATGCGTCGCGCGCGGTAGGCACGGCCGCTGCCACTCCGTTCGGCACGGTGAACGTGCTGACCGACTTCGCCAATGCGCTGCAGGTACTTGACGAAAACGGCGCCCCGGCGATTCCTCGTGCGCTGGTCGTTAATTCAGCCGCAATGAACAAGCTTCGTGGCGTGCAGGCGACTCTGTTCAGGGTAAATGAGTCAGGAACGGGCGATCTCTTGCGCCGTGGCATTATCGGCGAAGTCGAGAGCTTCAATGTCGGATACTCGGCCGGGCTGAAGACCTTCACCAAGGGTACGGGCTCAGGCTACACGTCCACCGCCGCAGGTTTCCCGATCGGTACGACCTCGATCCCGCTCATCACGGGCACGGGTACGGTGCTTGCCGGTGACTGCGTGACGTTCACTGGCGATAGCAACATCTACGTCGTTGCAACCGGCATTGCGGCGCCAGGCACGATCGTTCTCGCGCAGCCAGGATTGAAGCAGGCTCTAGCGGCGTCGGCAGTCGCTATGACAATCGGCGGCAACTTCACGCCGAATATTGGGTTCAGCCAGGATGCCATGGTGCTCGCCACCCGTATGCCGGCGCTTCCGTTGAAACTGGACGGGACGCGCGGCGATATGGGCATCCACCAGCCCATCCTCGATCCGTTCTCGGGCATCGCGTTCGATCTCGGTCTGTATGAGCAATATCACCAGATCAAGTTCGAGATTGGCTTGGCCTGGGGCGTCGCGGCACCTAACCCGGCGCACATCGTGAATCTGCTCGGCTGATACTTCGCGATTCTAACTGGGGACGCAATCGATGCACCCCAATCATTTTGTGAGGATACCTTCGATGGTGGATCTCAGCCTATATCGCGACCCTCGCTTCAGCCTGCCTGCAGTCAGGGTCAAGTCGGATCATCCGGATCATGAGCAAGGGTTCTTCGTCATCAACGAATCCGACTTCGACCCGAAGATCCATGAACTTTGGCAAGAACCCGGCGCCAAGGACGGCTCCAAGTCCGCCAAACCTGCTGCGCCCGCTGAGCACGCCAAGCGCGACAGGTGATGATCCGACTGGTGCTGTCATTCGTAATTGGCGTCGCCATCATGGGCGGCGTCATCAGCTGCTCCGAGACGATGGAGCGGCATCGTTACGAATACAGCGGCTGAACTCTAACCACTCATCGCCAATCAGAAAGAAAACCCGGATGTCCGCATTGTGGGATGCAATCGAGTCGTCTTTTTCTAGCTGGGTTACGTCGGTCGTTCCGGCGGGTCCGACTGGTCCAGCTGGGCCGGCCGGTCCACAGGGCCCGGCAGGGCCGCAGGGCATTCAAGGCGTTCAAGGTCAGGCAGGT